CCCGCGCAGCTTTTTGCGGCCACGGCGTCGCGGCCTGGACCGCTGCCCTTGCCCTTGGCTGGTTGTCTTGGGGACAGGATCCTTGCGGACGGTGCCGCTTAGACCAGCCTTTGCTTTTACTGCCACGGGACGCCAGCTTCAACGGTCGGAAACTGCTGGTCTACGATCCGTGCGGCGAGCGCTTCCTCGATCTCGGTGACCTTATCGGGGCCAAACTTGTCCTTGACCCAGCCAACCACTTGCTCCTGCGTCAGCTCATCAAACGGGATCAGGCTGCCCTCAGGACGCTCCAGACCCATGGAGCCATAGGCGCCGGAGTTGTAGGGATTGCCTTCGGGGTCAACGTCATCAGAGATGCCCACCACCGTCCAGTGAGCGGTAAAGACGTAACCGTCCGAAACTTCGCGTTCTAGGTTGGCGATGGCCCAGTTGTAGGTGATGCTCATGATTGGTGGTCAGTAGCAGCAGTGTAAGTCAAAGCTCAGGAACTTCGTATTCCTGAGTCGTGTTGCAGTAGTGCTTAAAGATCACCTCAGCCGTATTACCCGCCCAGTTTGCAACCTGCGGCACCGGGATGCCAGCTTCGATCCAACGGCTGATTGCCGTATGCCGACAGTCGTATGGACGGTAAGCATGAGAGATCAGGCCAGCAGCATGGAGCGGCTGCAGCTTTTTCCTGAAGTAGCTCTGAAATGCAAGCCGGTCCCAGGGGAAGATAAACTCGCCGTCCTGCGGTAACTGGTCAAGGATTGCCTGGCATTTGCGGTTGAGCGGCACCCATCGCTTTTTGTTGGTCTTGGTGCTGTCTTTGTAACCGTGCGTCAGGGTCCAATTGCTGTGAACAAGAATCTTGCCATCTTTGATGTCTGACCACTTAAGGGCTCGCACCTCACCAGTGCGCATGGCGGTCTGCAGCATGAACTCGGTATAAGCCGACCAGTCAGCGCTGCAATAGGTGTACTTCGCGGCCAGGGCAGCTAGCACCAAGCCAACCTCATTGCGCGGGATGACGATGATGTCAATGTCCCGCTGCGGCGCCTTTGGCATCTTGAAACTTGCCAGCGGGTTGCGTGCCAGATACGCGACATCTTCCTGCGCTGCCCACTTGTACATGCTTTTGGTGTACATCGCCACGCGGCGAGACGTGAGCACTGGGGTTTGCCCAAGCACCCAGATCACCACCTGCCGTGCCTGTTCGATATCCTGCACTGGGCAGCGCTTGAGCCACTTGGTGACTTGACGGTAATCAGACGTCAGGCTGGTTGGGCACAGCGAAATAGAACGCTCCGCAAGGAAGGCGTCCCATAGCTCGCTGACTGTCAGTGTCACTGTGTCATTTGTGAAGGTGGCTACTGGGCTTCAATCTCTTCAGCAATGGCTAGGAACCAGTGCGGTCCTTCACCATTTCCCTGCTCAAAGTAGGTTTCAGCAGCAGCTCGAAGTGCGGCGCCGATCTGGCGACTTAGTGTCGCTGGATGGTTGCCTAAAACAAGCGGGCAGTGCCACGCTGCGTTAAAAACTGCTTGCGCGTCGGGTGAAAGTTCAGACATAGAAGTGGGAATGACTACTTGGCGTACTTAGCGAGTAGGTCACGGGCAAATGAGGCGAAATGATCTGCGTGGATCACATCGTTGACGTACGTTGCTTTTTCGTGGCGTGGATCTGCGACAAAACCGAAATGCTGCCACCAGTCAACGGCGAAAGCTCGCAGCTCGTCATCCGATGGAATCGGGTAATCTTGTTGGGTCATGGTTTCTAGGGAACTGTGGCCGGGGCAGGGTGTTGACGCACGCCTGCCTTCACACATTACCATCAGTCCCAGAAAAAAGGACCACGCCGATATGGAAGACCGGCATAGATCCAAATCATTGGGACGGCGATGGCGGTAACCATTAACAAAAATGCAATCAAGTAGCGCATTTTAGAGAGTAGGACTACGACGCCTCAATGGCTGACAGTCGGGCTTCCATTGCTTCGATCTGTTCCTTCTGCCGCTTGATCAAATTCAGCAGGTGGGGGACGAAACGGTCGTAGGCGACACCCTCTGGCTCTGGTTCGCAAGGAACATGAGCAACACTGCCGTCCTCTTGGGCAACACCTTGTGTTGTTTTCCAATGAACAAGCCGTGGGTCAATTTCAGCAACTTCTTCCGCAATGAAGCCCCACCAACTCCATTCTGCTTTGTCAACGGCACAGGTAGACCTGTACCAAACAGGGCGGCAGTCAAGAAGCGCTTCGGAAAAATCGTAACCTATGGTTTCAATATCAGTTTTGTATTTTATTGATGAAGTTGAACGGGCAATTAAACCGTCTGCAGCGGCATTAACATTGGCTGCATTTGCCGTAGTATTTTGATAAATAGCCTCAGAATAAAAGACGCCATTATTTCTGTATCCAACCTCTACCCTATTGTTTGCATTGTTAAGAACATAAAGTGACCAATCACTACTGGAAGTGGAGCCTGCCTTGACTTGGTAGCCCGGCGCAGTTCCTGCTGGCAACCCAGTCCCGTTATTGACCAGCAATTGCTGATTGGCGTTTATTCTTAACGCTTCAGTAGGTGATGATTGGCCATCTTTCGTAGTGGAGAACACTAATCTGCCCGGCATGTCGTTAGCGCCGGGGGTGCCGTCTACAAAACAATCAATTTTTGCCGCCTCAACAAACTCGGTCCCATCAGCGCCTTGAAAACTGATTCGACCAAGGTTCTTGTCGGCTGAAACAACCGTGTAAGACCCAGTCGTAGTTCCTTCAGAGCGACCAAAAAACATGGCCGGTCCGGCTGCTGCTGAAGAGCTTGTGTTGTTGGCTGTCATAGACAGCATGTACAAACCAGACGCAGTTGTTCCAGTGCCTTCTATTTGAACATTAGGAGTTTCGCCAGATGCGTTGTTAAACTTGTCACGAGCAGTAGACGTGCCAACTAACAGCCTGCCGGAGCTGTCGATGCGGGCGCGTTCAGATGCGTTGACCTTGAATGACATAGCATTAACGCTATGGTCATAGCCAACCCAAGCGGGATTAGAGGAGTCAGAGTCAGCGAATAACAGGTAGCCGTTACGATCATTATTGGTGGCAATGGTAATCCCCAGATCATTTCCACCGCCTCGTTCAACAACAAGACCATCATTTGCTGGAGATGTGAAACCGGTCACATCAGAAAGCATGATGTGAGTAGCAGCGATGGGCGCAGTAGTGCCAATCCCTACCGCTTCTGCTGACGCATCGACAAAGAAAAGCGAAGAGTTTGTATCGCCTTCAATGCGGAAATCATAATTAGCACCGCCATCGTTGAACACCACCTCGCTGGTGCCCCATTCGACGCGCTCGACGCCGTTGGTTGCGATTGCAAGCTGATCAGCGCTTGGGCTATAGATGCCCGTATTCAGGTCCGACGCGAACGCCAAGCCAGGGGCCGAGACCGTACCTGCCTCAATGGTTAGCGTGCCATCCAGTTCTCTCAGTGTGATCCAAGCGTTGTTGGCAGCATTGCGTAGCTTGAGCAGCCCGGTGCTGGTATCAGCCCACCACTGGTAGGCATACATCGTTGCTGGCTCTGTCGCGCCGCTGTTGTTGCTGACGATCGCGGCCAGCGCGTTGTTCAGGTCAGAGCGGACAGCAGCACCAGTGCCGTTCGCGATGACGTAATCGTGTTGAGCCACAACTTACAAGACAGGCAGTGTCTACACTTTAAACGCCCTTGCCAAATCCGACTGCACTCCACAGGAAGTTCCTGTCAACTGCGGTGCCACTACTGTTCCTGAAGGTGACATCAAAGCCTGTGCTGGTCACGTTGGTGACGTTGAAGTAGTCACCTGTTGCAAGGTTCTGGGCCACAATGCCGACGCTGGGCAGGTAAGCATTGATGCCGCCCAGGCTGGCAGTGCCGGTAAAGAACGCTTTGTCAAACGTGATGGACTTGGTGCCTGCCGTGCTGGCGACCGCTCCAACCGATTGCTCAGTCCTGCGCTGGAACGTTGCCTCATAGCCCAGTTCATCAATCAAGATGTTCTCTGCTGGGTCATTGCTAGTCAGCTCTGCCTTGAACTGGAAGCCACGGCCAAGGAAGGTGCCATTGACGAACTCCTGCCAGCTTGTCCAGGTTGGCGTGCCGCTTGGGTTGTCGCTGGTACGCCGCAGGTACAGCTTGCTATTGACCGAATCGATCACACCGCCGTCCCAATCAGACCAGTCATCAACCAAGCCATTACGACTGTCGATCAGGTCGCTAGGGAAAAATCCGCGAGTGACAAAGAACCTAGTCAGGTCAACCGAATACGAAGCGCCGAGGTCCAAGGTTGCATTGAACTCATAAGTGCCTGTCCCAACCGTGTCACCGATGAAGTCCATCACCGGCAGCAGGTCAAAGTCCACCACGTCATCAATCTCCTCATCCCCGTCAAGGGTGAGGGCGTCATAGTCCTCGTTGTAGAACACGTCCGTCTTGTTGCCCTGGAATGGCGGCACATCCGCATCCTCACGCCTTGACTGCACCAGCAGCCGTCCAAGCGCATCAGGAAAGTCAACGATGACGCTGGTTTCTGCTGCAGACTGTCGGCCGCCGTCATCCTCAAACTTGACCAGGATCTCACCCTCGACCAGCGGCACAATTGCTTCCGTGTTGTGGCCTGCGATCGCAGGGATCAGGTCAACGCTGTTGCTCCATGTGCCAGTGCCATTCGTAAGGTTGGTGTGCCTGATGTGAACACGGCCAGCCACCTTCACGTCTAGATCAACCGTTGCATCCCACCGCAGGCGGGCGCTGTTAGCGCTAATGGCCTCAATCGTCAGGTTTTGCACGTTGCCGGGAGATGCCGTCTTGCCGATCAGCGCAAACTGTGCCGTTGCAGTGGAGCTGATCCGTCCGGTAAGGCCAATGCTGACGATTTGGACGTACAGCGTCCCAGCACGCAACCCAGTCAGCCGGATCGACGGTGATGTGGTCTCCAGTTGCTGCCAGTTGTCATTGTCAATCTTGTACTGCAACCGATAGTTGACCGCCTTGATGGCGCGGTTGGCAACAATCCTGACGGTTGGCTCAATCCAGCTCAGCTCAAAAGCAGTAAGCACGTTGGAGCCGTCAACGTACAGGTGCTCAGTGCCATCAATGCTGCTCGGCGGATCAGGTGCAGGTTCAACGATTGGTTCCTGCGGGATGGTGTTCGGATCGGTCAGGCCGCCATCGCCTACATCACGGAACGACAGCTTTAGGTCCGATTCAATCGCGGCATAGATGCTGGCGTTATATGACAGCGCCGTGATGCCGTAGATGCCGTCTTCACCCTCGGCAACCGTGATGACACGGAACTGCTGCGTTTGCGTGCCGGTGCTTTGGATAATCCAAATGCTCTGCGGATTAGGAGCTTCGCTGAATGCACTGCTGACCGTGACCACACTGCCCGCTAGACCGCTGATGCTGCGCGTTTCGACCAAGCCCGTAGGCAGCAGCACGCTGATGGTTGGGCTTCCTCCCAAGGTGGGAGCAGAATCAAGCGTTACGGTCGTCGTCGTTGCTGCGCTGATCCTGCCGCCCTGCCTGCTGCCAGCCTTCATCGGGTCGGCAATGTCAATCACCATTCCAGGCCGCAGGACGATGCCACTATCAAGCGACACCGAAAATGTGACGGTCTCGGTCAGGTTCTGCTCTGACAGCAACGCCCACTTGCCCAAGCGGTGCGCCTGGCCCTGCGAGTAGCAGCCAATGGCCTTGATGTCCTTATTGATGATGCCGTATTTGGCAACCGCATCTGCCAGCTCGACATATTCATAGGTGACCTCACCAAGCTGCTGGTAGGTCTGGTATGCAACCGTTGCGGTGGTGTGCCGTGCCTTCTGTGCGCTGCCGCTGTAGCTGAACAGCCCATCAACGACATTGGCAGGTGTCAACAGGTACTGCGGATCTGCAGGCTTGTCCTGCAACACCACCATCGACCCGGCGCCGTAGTAGGCAATGCCACGAAACAGGGCGACGAACTCTTGGATGACGTTGTAGACCTCATCACGGCTGTTGATCAGCATGTTGCAACTGAACCGTGGCTCCTGACCGCCGCGTCCGTTGCTGACAAGCGTGTTGCAGTATTGGCTGATGGCGAAAAAGTCGTAACGGTCAAGGCTGCTGGTTGGAATGCCTGCGCCGTACCGCGTACTGGTCATCAAGTCCCACAAGCACCAAGCTGGGTCTGCGCACCATGTAGCAGCGCCAAACGTGCCGTCCCAGACGCCTGAGTAGGTAACGCGCCCTGGGTAGGTTGTCGTATCAACGGTGGCGTTGCTGGGTAGCTGCACCTTGATGCCACGCACCAGATACTTACGCGCAGGCACCGTGTCAAACTGCCGCGAGTCAAACCGCAAGAAAGTCAGTGCGCTATTGGGATAACGCAGCTTTTCGTCAATGATCTCGGTGTAGCTGCTGAAGTAAGTGCGGTTTTGCCTGCGGGCGCTGGTCTCATCAGCACTGTTGCGGACAACGCGGATATCAACAGGGAACGCACCCGATAGGCTGACTATATAGTCACGCTGATAGCTATTGGTGGTCTTGCCGCTGATGGTGTCATCAAATAGCTTGGTAAAGCCGCCACCGTTGTATTGGATGTAAACGCCAATGCTGACGCTATGGCCGATGATGTCGCCGTCGTCTTCAATGATCTGCAGCGCTGGTAGCTGCACCGTGACGCGCACACGGTCAACATCAGTATCTGTGACGGTACGGGTTACAGATGCAGCATTTGTGACCTCAACGTTGACGGTCTTTTCAGACTGCGTGCCTTCGGTGTTAGGGATGTACGCCTGATTCTGCGTTCCGTTGCGGGTGACAACGGTGTAGCCAGTGAAGTTATCAATGCCGCTGCTGCTTTGAATCGGTGTGCCGTCCAGGTAAATGCCCTTGACGCCGTTCTCAATGCCTTGGATTTCGCCTTCGCTGATCAGGTCAAGAACACTGCCGTATTGGACCGATTGCAGCGAGTCATCGGCCTCCGTTGGTACATGCGTCGTGCCACCACCACCTTTGCCACCGCCACCGCCGCCACCCCCTGCACCAGCGATCGTGGCACCAAGGCCAGCGTTGTGGACGCGAATGTTGCCCGCAATGAAGGTGTGCTGTCCTTCAACGGTCAGGTTGTAAACCGTGCCAGGCTCTAGCGGTTGCTTGGCGATGATGGGCCGCAGGTGCCCTAAGCCGTCAATCAGGCAGTCATCAGGCCCCAGCGTGTCAATGCAAACAAACGCATTGAACTGGTTGAGTACCCAGTGATTAGGCGTTGCATCAAGGTGTTTGCCACCCCAGTAGCTGTAGCGGGTAATCGGTTCGCTGTCGTGGACATGCAGCTTGAGGATCTTGGCAGGCAGGATCTGCCCTTGATCGTCAAAGCTCAGAACGATGTCACCGGGCTTCAGCTCATCAATGCGGCACTGCCCGCCAGGGATATCGACAAGCGTGTATCCAGGGAAGCAGCCACCGCCACCGCCACCACCGCCACCACCGCCAGCACCTTGGATCTGTGTCATCTCAGTTGATCAACGTCAAGGCCAGCGCTTAGGACTGCTGAGCCAGCAAAGACCCGACCGTAAGCGATCGGAACCGGCAATCCCTGCTGGCTGGTGTTGTTGATGCCGCTGAAGCTGAAGCTTTCAAGCCTGGCTGCTTCCTTGCCGCGCACTAACGGCGAGATGTTGGGCTGCGGCGAAATCATCTGCGAGATGCCGCCAAGTAACAGCGCAGCACCAAGTCCGCCAATTGCCGTGGCTGCAGCACCACCAATAATTCCGGCTCCAGCCCCAGCCAATCCTGCACCCAAGCCTAGAAAACCTCCAGCCGCAGGGCCAAGGACAATGGCAGCCAAGACAAGACCGATGCCTGCAAAAACCTGCCCGACACCTTGACCAGCACCTGCGATTACCGGAGCAATGCTGAACACCTCACGCTCTGACCAAGGCAGGCAGACCAGCTCTGCATTCTCTGGCCCAATGCGCTCCTTGCCAACCGTGACGCGATAACCCCAATCGCTTTTAATCAGCCACTGCTCAAGATCAGGAAAGTTCACACACAACGCTTTAATTGCTTGCGCTGGTGTGTCTACTTCAAACTCGAAACGGCAGCGGCCACCTAGGAACTTGCGGAGGGCGCCGTAGACCTTAACGACTTTCATGCCGCAGGACCATGGCAGTGCTCTTTACATAGTAGCCGCCGTACACGTCTCGACTAGATAGCCGCCCCTGCACATGATGCAAAATCTGCTGGTCACCAAGGTAAATGGCGCCGTGATTAGGCAGGTCAGCGCCAAGCTGCATCAAGATCGCGTCGCCGTACCGCAACTCATCAAACGGCACGCGCCGGAAGCCTTGAGACTTGTACCCATCGACGTACAGGTTTTCACCACGCTCCCAGAAACCATCACGCCTCGGGAAGTCAGCCAGCTCCAAACCCCATTCACGCTGATACCAGTCACGGCACAGGCTGTAGCAATCCACCACGCCAAAGACAAACTCACGCCCGACATATGGCAGCTCAAAGTCAGACGGCTCGCACTGGCCCCATTCCTCAGTCTTGGGGTTGACGATCACCCATGGCAGGCCGCTGCTATTGCAACCGATACGGTCCGCATCTGACGGCTCAGGCTTGGTGACAGGGTGGCTGTGAACGATCGCCACGACCTCGCCCAAATCTTCAGCCGCTGCATAGTCGGCGGGGTCCAACACGAAGTGCTCATCAGGCGTTGCGGCGATGTTGCTGCAGGCGTAAAACCGCTTCCGGCCCTTGACCACATGAACAACCCCGCACATTTCCTTGGGGTCGCATGCCTGCGCGTAGGCAAGGATCTCGGTTTGCAGCGTTGTGCCTAGCTTCATTGCGTTAGACCAGCACCAGGGAATGAGCCGAACGGCAGTTCTGCAGTGGAGCCAAACCGCAATCGGCAGCTACCAAGCCGCTTACCGCATACATCCTGCGCCAAGGTGCCGACCACCTGATCGTTGACATTCCAGTAGTTGCTGCCGGTGTAGCCGCATTCTGCCGATCTGTACTGCCACTGGCACACGTTGGCAATGATCTGACGCCTTGGCAGCATCACGCCTGCAAGGTCAAACTTACTAGCCAGCTCAAATTGCACCAGATCGCGGTTCTCGCTGGACTTCCGATCGACGTACCAGATCTCTGTCGGAAACCGTGCATTGGGGTCTGCATTGGTCTCGCCGTCTAGAAACTTCTTCAGCGTGCGGATCCTGCGGACAGTGGCGCCACCAAGGTCATTGCCGGGCGTCGTCGCATTGACCAGCAGCAGAATTGCTGTGATATCACCAGTCAGGTTGCTGATCGTCAGCGTTGGCCGTGGCAGGCTGCCAGTGTTGCTGTAGTCAAAACCCTCCGCCTTGACCGGAAGCCTGACGTAGGTATTGCTGTTGAAAACGATGTCGCCAGTCACGTTGGCATTGACGCCGTTATGCCAGTAGTACGTCGTGCTTGCACCATGCAACGTGGTGTCAAGCTGCAGCTCAAACAGCTCGATGATGGCATTCGGCGCCAGTACCGACAGTTCTTCGTAGACGCTACTGATCGCTGCCCATGTGACGCCACCATCTGCAATGGTGCTGCCGATATCGGTAGGCCAGGCAGGCTGTGTGCTAGCTGATGTGCCTGCAACAGTGCAGCGAAAGACAAGCCCTGTGGCCTGTACGGACGTTGCGCGGACAATTGCGCCAACGCTGTAGGCGGTGCTGCTAGCCCAAGCTGCGTATGCCATTAGGGCTCAAACACTTGCTGAAATGTGGCACTGATGGTCGCCCGTCCTGCGTACGTTATGGACTTGCTCCATGATGGACAAATCCATTTGTATGCTGTCACCTCATCAGGCGGCGTCCAGTCAAAGGAAGCGCTATCAGCAGCGCGAGCATCAAGGAAGGCTTCAATAGTATCCGCATTGGCCTCGCTGATGTTGTTCCATGTCAAGGACCACTCCTTAGGGTTTTGGTTCAGGCCGTAGGTCAGCCGCTGCTGGTAGCCATCGCCAAACTGCACGGTGCGCACGGTTGGAGCGCTGCGCTTTTCGGCGCCGTAGCTTGCAGTGATCGCAGGGAACGTAGCCATCAGCGTGTACCTGCCAGCAGACCGCCAGGACGTTGCATCTTGACGATCTCAGCCTGCACTGCAGCACCGATGATCCTACCCATCTGATTGGAATTTGGCTCGTTGCCTTCCACGCTGGTGCCGCTTGCGTCTACGTTGACTACCACATTAACGCCGCCACCAAAGCTGCCGGTTGGTGCGATGCCGCCGCTGCGGCCTGGCATAAACAGCTCAGGACCGCGCTCGCCAACGAGGTAGCCCTTGCCGCCCATCACGCTGCCGCCGTTGGCTCTAGCGCCACCAAAGAAATTGCCGACGCCGCTTAGACCAGGAACGATTGATGCCATGCCGAAGGCGCCGGGGTTGAAGCTGGCGCCTGATGCAAAGCCACCGCGATTGCCGCCAAACAAACCGCTAATTGCATTGATGGCCTTTTGGATAACAAATACCTGCAGGAGTTGGCTGGCAATGTCGATCAACACGCCAGATGCAATCTGCCGCAGGCTGCTATTGAAATCTTGGCTGCCTTGAATCAATGCGTTAAAGGCAGATGTCATGCCTTGGCCAACCGTATTGCTAATCCCGTCAGCCAGTGCCTGCTGTCGCTTTTGTTCTTCGGTTAGCTGCTTGGAGTATTCCAGCACTGAGGCATAGCCAGATGCTGCGGTTGTCAGTTTGGTGATGTATTCAGGCAGCGTTTCCTTGTTGCGCTGATCTTCAATCGTGCGCAGCCGCTCTGCATATTGCACCACTGCTTCAAAGATTGCCGCCTTGCGTTCATTAGGCCCCATCTCCTGCTGACTGGCCTGTAGGATTGCAAGCTGCTTATTATAGTAAGCCTCTTGCTGCTCGTTCTGGGTGCGCTGGGCAATACCAAGCCGCAACCGCAACTCAAGCTCTTGCGCTGTGATGTCTTTGATTTCTTTAGCTTGCTTGTCAGCAGACTTGCCGCCACCACCCTTTGCGGCGCCGCCTGTGCCAGCACCTAATGGCGGAGCGGTAAATAATTTATCAGTTTGTTTTGCACCTGCCTGCAGTTGCTTTTGAGCCGCAAGATTCTGATTTATCTTTTGCAAAATTGTGCCCTGTAGCTGAACAGCGCGATTTGCATTTGGATCATTAGGGCCAACGCTTTGCAGCAGGCGCTGATATTGCTGCAATGCTTGCAGGTTCTGCTGAATGCCTGTTTTATTTTTCTGAGATCCAACCTGACCAACACCTTTGGCGATATTGTCGACTGCTTGCGATGTGGCGCCGATATTCAAAAACTGACGGGCGCCTGCAACGCTCCTCGTAAAGCCGCCCCCCCTGCCGGCAGACAATGCAGCATTGATCGCATCAACAACTGCGATCGCTTGATTGAAAATGGCCTTTAGCGCTGGGGTAAGCGCTGTGCCAATCCGTCGAGCTAGCGCATCGACGCCATCTTGCAAGGTGCTGAGTTTGCCATTTAGCGTATCGCTTTGCGCAATAGCGCCATTGGCGTATTTGCCGCCGGCACTGGTCAGCCGCTGCAGTGCTACCTCAACAGCCTTAGCGCTGATCTGACCTTTACTTAGAGCCTTTTGGAACTCCTCGCCGGTCATCCCATACATCTTGCGCAGCTCTTCCTGCAGCGCGATGCCACGCTCTTGGAACTGCAGCAGCTCTTCGCCTTGCAGCCTGCCCTTGGCTTGGACCTGACCGTAGGCGGTCACCAGGCCCTGCAGCTCAGCACCAGTTGCACCTGATGCGTCGGCCAGCCTGCGGGTGGTTTCTACAACATTGTTGGCCTGCACGCCAAAAGCCTGCAGACGCTTGGCTGCATCAATCAGTTCAGTGCTGGTAAATGGCGTTACCGCACCAAGCTGCTGCAGCTCTTGAATGATTTGCTTTGCTTGCTGTGCGCTACCCGTCAGCACCTGCAGGCTGCGGGTTTGTGATTCAAGTTCTGCCGTCTTGGCAAATACAAACTTGGCAGCAGTGACAGCCGTAAATGCGCCAAGCAGGCCAGTTACAGCATCCTTTAAACCACTGACGCCGGCCTGTGCTGCTTTAGATGCTGCGCCAACCTGCTGAAGATTCCTTACAGCACTCTGGCTGTTTACCTGAATATCAACAACCGAAACGGCCACGGCAACACCTCCCTATAGCGGCAGTCTACCGCCGCCGGGCCTTATCCATTTCCGCTTTTTCGCGTCTGCCCTTGACCTCATAGTATGCGGCAAAGTGCGTAAATTCTGCATCGGTTAGCTCGGTACGCAAACGGCTAACCGTCATGCCTAGCTCAGTTGCGAGGAAGAACTCGAAGAACAACCACGAGTCTTCCTCTAGTCTTTTTTTGCCTCTTCAAATCCTGCGCCATCACCAAGGCCGAACAAGAACAGCTCTAGGTCGTTCAGGACGCGCTCAGGCAGCTCGCGTTGCAGCTTGGCCGCATCAGCCGGTGCAAACGCTTTGGTGCCGTTTTCAAGCTCAGCAATCTGACATAGCAGCTGCGTGCTAACGTCTAGCGCTTCATCAGTGCCGGTCAATGCAGATGCTTTTTTGCGGTCAGCGCGGGTGATGGGCTTGAAATAAAGCACCATCACCACGTCGCCAGCATCTGTCTTCACTTCAAACTTGCGCCTTTGATTGAGGTCAAAGGCTCCGGTGAGCAGGTCAACCGGACGTTGGGCGGCAGGCATTAGATGCTAAGGGTCAGTGCCCCGGAGGTAACGAAATTAACCGAGACAATCTCGATTTCGCCCACAGTAGCGGAATACTCGGAACCTGTCACCACCAGCGTGCCGGTGATCTTTTTGCCGCCGGTTTCATCGAGGTACAGCTCAAACGCTGCATCAGCTTCATCGGTGGCTTGATTGACATCCTTGATCAGGTCCAGCTTGTCGCCAGAACCTGGAGCGTCATACATCAGCTCAATGGTGCCAGAACCGCTGATCAAGCCACCCACGTTGGCACGGTAGGTGTCGCCGTGATCGGTCACGTCAAGCGATTCCTTCTCGACGGTCATGGTCCAAGACCGGACCGCAGCAATCTCAGACAAGCCGCCTGCACCAGCTTTATCAAAGAAGACAGTGCCCTGTTGCCCGCGATAAAAAGCCATGATCAGATGTCCAGGGTAATGGCGCCGTTGGTAACGAAGTTGACCGTGATCACTTCGATTTCGCCAACGGTAGCCGAATATTCGGCAGATGTGATGACACCGTCAAAGCTGACCTTTTTAGTGCCGTTTGTATCAAGGAACAGCTCAAACAGGGCTGCGCCTTCGTCGGTGGCCGTGTTGACATGCTCGATAAAAGCGTTCGTCTCATCAGCGCTGCTGGCCGTGTAAAGCACCTCGACGGTGCCGCTGCCGCTGATCAGGCCGCCGACATTAGCGCGATAAGTGGCGCCTAGCGCGGTGGTGTCGAGTGATTCCTTCTCAACGGTCAGAGACCATGAGCGGGTGCTGGCAATGGTGACGCCAGTAGCGCCGCCGTCGTCAAACTTGACGCTGCCTTGCTGCCCTCGGTAAAAAGCCATGGCTAGAGATCCTCGAAGGTTTCAAAGGTCATTCTGACCTGTGCTTGGAAGTAACCCTCAGGAGCTGGCGCAGCCACCACCTCTGGGCCAGTGGGCGGGTCAAAATGGACGCCGCTGATTACTTGTCTATTGTAAAGGTCTCTGATGCGTTTACCAATTGTGTAGTTAGCGCCAGGGCCAACGCCCTTAGCGGTAAAGATATTGACCACGATGGCGCCAATGACGCTGTTGCTGCTGCCAGTGGTGCCGCCCATGGTCAGGTAGTTGTTGTTGCCAAAGCTGACCAGGCACTGCACCCATGAGCTACCGGGCGTTGGGATGTACGGCTGGTTGTGGAAGACAACCGGCAAGGTGCTGCCCAGCGAGCTAACCACTGTAACATTTCCGCTGGTTGTCAACGCACCGGCAGCAGTCACGGTAAAAGAGTTGGTTGCTGTGGTGACCACAGTGAACGTGCCGTCAACGCCGCCGCCAGATGTGTAGTCCAACGTCAGCGACTGGCCGACGTAGTAACCGTGCGCAGTGGCGTTGATCGTAACGACAGTGCCGGTTTGAGTGTATGTCGTCGTGAGGCTGGTCAGCTCAGCCGTTAATCGTGCCTCAATGGTGGCGCGAACGGTGTTTAGGTTGACAGCTGCCATTAGTCTTGCCTCCCGATGCGGTCAGCTTGCTGCCGCGCCCATGCGGTCATCTCGCGGGCGATGATGTCCGGGTATCCCTTGGTGATTTGATTGTTCTTGGATCGCCACTGCCCTTGCCATGATGCTGGCAGATTGTTGCCATACAGCACAGGCTCGGTGTAGGGCAAGCTGTTATGGATGTGGTACACATTGCCTGCCCGCTCAACTTGATAGTCAAGCCGACGTGGTGGTGCAATGCCAGCAACACCACTTTGCGGGCCAGGGTCGTAGCCGGGCGTGCCTTGCTCGCTGATGGACCACGCAAGGCGCAATCTGCCGGTATCAACCGGACTAGCCTCTTTAAGCCGTCTGTCAGTTTCTAGTACCGTGATACGCAGCAACTGCTCATACTTTTGCAAACTGTAGTTGCCGATGTCGGCTAGGTTAATGCGGCGTGCCATCGTTATGCCCTCAGGATCAGTTCGTAAGTGATCGCGGTGTTGTCCTGCTCGATCGTGTCAACGCGAATGATTTGATGGCTGATGCTGTTGATCACCACACGGTCAACCGTGTCAGGCACTGTGCCATTTAGGTCCAACGCAGCCACGATCAACCGTTTATCGCCTGCCTGTACCAGTTCGTTGACCTCGCGCACGCTGACATCTTCAAGCACGCCCTTGATGCCGGTGTCAGAAACTGACTCGGTGATGGCGCCAGTAGTGGTGTTGTAGGTCCCAGGCGTCACGATGCGAATCGTCACATCGCCGCCAAACCTTGCCATCACTTTGCTGGCGACTGATCGCAGCGAATCAGCAAGCGCCATCAGAGGCGATAAGCGACGACGGAACCAGTTGCCAGTGTGATGCTGGTAAACACACCTTCCAGCTCGCAGCTAGGGTCCAGCACCACTGAGGTCAGTGCGTTGCCGGTGTAGTCCAGTGCGGTCAGGCTGCTAATCACAGTGCTGGCCTCAAGCGATACAATCTTGCCGAAGCGGCCAGTGTGAGCAACAGTGTCGCTGATGTATTCAGCACCGGGGTACTTGTAACCCATGATCAGCTCCGGCGGATGGAAACGTTGCCTGGTCCACTGATTCTAAGCCCAGTCAGGTATCTTTCCATCAACGGCGGCACGCGGTCGGCGCCAACAGCGCCATAGCCAAGGTTAGGCGTCACGTCAAGGCTGCCGATCTTGACGTTTTTGTAATCCTCAAGGCCGCTCAGGTCAAGGCCGCTGGTGTTGTTGTGCAGATAGACCGCCAGCAACACCTGCGCATACTTGATCTGCGTCGGGATCTCGGTGTCGGTGAAATAGTCCGTCGTTATGCGGAACGGGAACCCAACCGCGTAGGTATTGATATAGGTGTCAGGCTTGCGCACGCCAGTGCGTGGCCACTGCAGCGCTTGGGTATCAGTCGCCCGTGCGCCAAGAAACCGCTCACGGTCTAGCCGTTGCGTTGCGGTAAACAGCGCCCGGTTGCGGCTATCAGTGTTGCCGCTGTTCCAGTGCTGCACGTCTGGATTCTCGACAAAGCCATCAATGATGGCGGTAGCGTCAGCCAGCGTCAGGTAGCTGTTGGCGTTTGCGCCGCCCACTGTTGCGTCGATTACTACTGCCATCGGTCTGGACCTCTGGGGTCAGTGTAGGAGTTGGCTCTGGCATAGAAAGAGAGGCCGCCGCGTTAGCAGCAGCCTCCTTTTCACGCAGTCGCCGGAAAGCGAACAGACCCATCAGACGCGCTTCAGCAGCACGCTAAGGATCACACCAGCCAGGGTGGTGGTGGTGCCGGTCACGTCCAGAGACAGACGGTCGCCAGCCTCCAGGGTCAGGTTGGCGGTGGTGCTGGTCAGCTCACCAGAATCAGCAGCATCGAACTTCTGCTCAGTCAGAGCAGTGCCCTTGAGGTTGATCTTGGTGGCGCCTAGCAGGTCATCGCCAGCGGTGGCAGCTTCGGTGCCTTGGCAACGACGAATCGTGCCGGTCACATCAGAGCCATCATTGCCAGCGACTGCATGCACCTCGCGGATGCTGACCACTTCGCACTTCACCGGAGCGGTGAAGAACTGCACATCAGCCACCGAGGAGGCGATGTAGTGGTCAGCAACGATGTACTGCTCTGTGGACAGTTCAAACTGGGAAGGTTGTGCCATGGTTAGTTACCTCAATCGAAGTTAGAGGTGTTGGTGGCGCGGACGATACCAATGTTCTTGGTCTCGTACACCTTCGACCAGTTTGTGATGGTCTCCAGTTGAGCGCGGGTCGGGTTGACCGTGGTGACGCCCCATTTAGCGCCAACAGGGTGGTAGCAGTAGTGCAGGTCGATCGACATGGCATCGCTCTTGGCGAGGATGTCACGGTCGGTTTCGGTCTGCATTGCAAGCTGTTCGCCGGAGGCAA